TAGGTTTTACGCCAATGTAGTAAAAATGTAGTAAAAAAAAGTGAGGTTTTATGCCAAATGTAGTAGTAATGATTCGCAATGTAGTAAAAAAAATCGTCTAAAACCCGCGCCAAATAACAAATGTAACCTTTGTGCATGTTTTTTGGTCAAACTTTTTTTTGTTTTTTAAAAAAATTTTTACCCTAAAAATTCCTCTATTTCTACTACATGGGATTATTCGCTTATACCAACACTTCTAGTCGATTTTCAACCAATACTAGAAAATAAAAATTACTACATTCCTTATTTTATGCGGGTTTTTTTTACTACATTTTTACTACATTACTTTAGAATCATTCTAAACTAGAGTAAAAAGTGTGACATTTTTGCAACACTTGTCACATTTATGACACAATCTAGTTAAGATTGTGCCTCATTCTATCAATTTCCCTGATCCGTGTTCCAATGACTTTGACTAAGTCATACCATTTCTTTCTCCACATTTCTTTCACCTCACCAGAAGTTGTATCATACATCTTCTTAACATTATCTAACTGTCTATTTTTTTCTCTGATAAATGGGTCTTCCATTATTCTCCTTTCTGTGCATAATATTGCGCTACTTTAGTCATAAATTCTGTCCCAGCTTCAATAAATTCCTCACCTTCAAATATAAATTCTTGAAAAAATAAATCCTTAGTACACATTAAAACAGTTCCGCTTTTAATACTAGTTCCATAAACCTTATTATGAGCCATAGCATATCCTGCTAACTGATGTTTATAGTCATCAATCCATTCCTTACGTTTAGGCTTGTTTGATTGCTTAAAGTCTATTATACTTTCGCGTCCGTTATAAATACCAACTAAATCTGTAGCGCCTGCATATAGACCTGGATAATACACAGTTACCTCAGATCCCCATATCTCCGATACATTACACAGCCCTTTTTCTATGATTTGCTGAGCCATAGAGGTGGCTAATTTTCCGTTTTCCGTTAAATCGACCCTTTCCTTACCCTCTACGTAATCCTCTAAAATTGCGTGCATTGTAGACCCTCTTGATGCTGCTTCGTTCTTAATTTGTTCTGCTTTATCTAATCCGACCTTATCTTGCCATGCTTTTAAAGATGCTTTCTTCTCATCAGATTGAGTCTCCGACAATATAGTTGTAACACTCGGTAACTTAGTTTGAGTTCCTACATCATAATGACGCTTACCATCTAATAAAGCTCTAGTAGAACTTGGGTATTCAAAACGTTTATTCCATTCCATCAATCACTACCTCACTAGTTGTTTCTATCCAAACCTTTGCACCACATGATAAAGGTTTATCTGGACTATAAATAACCTTACTAGGTCCTTTTATATCCACACTATTTGCATAGGTATTAGACTTGGAAGTTTTAACAGTAATAACGGGTTCATCTAAACCGTGTTTTTTATTACTTCTTATTTTGTGTTGATTAACATGTATTCTAGTTTTCATTTTTTTCATTATAAACCCTTAAAATATTTTTTATATCTTCAATTGTAACAGCACCTTTTCTATCATTAATATCCCAACGGCAAAAAACAATATTATCTTTGGTATATCCTTTATTAGAATCTAATCTATCCACAGACATATTAGAAGGAACCATAAGTTGGCCCTTACCTCTTATACGAGTCATATATAAACCTGTGTAAGCACAAACCCAACCGCCATATTTTATTTTATGTTCTTCCCATAACTGTAAAAAATCTTCTTTAGAAATCTCAACGGGAAACTTTTTACGGCCACCTTTTTTGATGTGATTGTATTTATCTGATAGATAACCTTTTTCCGTGTTTATATTTCTTAAATAACTCTTCCTTTTAACCTTTTTACCTTGTTCAGTTTGTCTATATTCTTTATTTCTTTGTCTTTCTTTTTCTCGATATACAGGATCATTATTATATTTATTTCTTTGCCATTCATTAGTTTTTGCCCTACCTTGAGGTGATGCTTTATATGCTCTATTTCTTTTTCTTTCCTTTTCTCTAAATACA